CGGTCCATGTCTTCCTTTACTAGCTCCATGATATTACGGCCTGATTTTTGTTCAAGGTGCGGGTTCTGAAACATGGTCCAACTATGATGAGACCATCGATCAGAAGTTGTAGCTTGGTAGAAATAACCGGCAGGTACTGCACCTGGTGTCCCGATAAGACAAAGGGTTCCGTTATAATCGTAAAGGGCCGCTCCAAGAACGTCGTCGACTAAGTCTTCAATGTAGCTTCTGAATGATTGGCACTCATCGATGTAAACAAGGCTGATAGCGAGGCCTCGATACTTTTCGATTTCAGATTTATCTTTTGCCCCTGAAATATAAATCACTGACCCGTTAGTGTGAGTCAGACTTAACTCCTGATTATCAACTCTGAAGCCTAGATTAAACTCGGTATTGATCTTAGTTATGTCACGCCAAATGATTCGTTTAGCGTTCTTACGGTCAAGAGTGATGTACAGGCATACACGGCCAGGATTGCTTCTAGCGTGGTCTAGTAAGTGAACAGCGCAGGAGATGGTTTTACCTGCACGACGAGAACACACGGCTGTTTTAAAGCGGGCAGAATCGCTGATGAAGTCGATTTGCTCTTTGAAACAGTAATCGGTGAGAATGAACTTAGGCTGATTGCGCCTTCGTTCTAGTTCATCGAGTAGAAGCCTTAACGTGTCGTGGTTCAAGCTTCAATTTCAAATGACTTCACTTGGTTGTAAGGAATGCACTTCATCACAGGAAGGTTCTCTTTGTAGATGCTGAACCCGATACCAGGAACATGATTTAGTTCATATTCTTTTGAAGTAAATGAACTTTTAGCTGTGTTGTTGTATAAAACAGCAATGTGAAGTTCAATTTGACGGACGATCATGTCTTTATCTTTTTTAATTTCTTTCATGTTACTCCCTTAGTTTTTCGTGTCTGTGTAAAGCTTATCATAAACGATTGAATCCAGGTCTTCTCTTAGCTCGTCAAGGTTATTGCTGCTAAAATAAATGGCATTAGTCTTCATGCGCTTCATGATTGCTAAAAGTTGTGTCATATCTTCAGCGGTCATGTAAAACTGCCAGTCGTTTTTATTAAATTCGATAGGGGTCATAAGTCATTCCAATCAGTTTTGGTTCAATGGTGTCTAGTGGGTAGGTCCAATGGGTGAAGTACCCGCCGATTGAGTCATTCATGGCATGGTTAAATAAGGTTCTACCAAGGCCGAAGTTCCTAAACTCAGGCTTCACGAAAACATAGTGAATAATCTTGGTATCGTTTTGGTTCTCATAGCAGATGAACCCAAGATTCACATCAGGGTCATCAATCGGGTGCGCAATGACAACCGAGCATGAAGGTCTAGCCATTATGTTCTCGAGAATAAGTTGGTGCCATTTGTAAAACACATCGTTCTTGATGCGCTTGGCAAACCGGCTACTGAACTTGTAATTTTTTAGCCACTTACTGAATATGAAATTTTTATCGGTTAGGTTGGCAAGTCTTAGCTTAACAGGGATAGCCTCATTCATCGCTAGAATCCGTTTCTAGAGCTTTGAGCGCATCTTTGATGGTAGACACCAACTCTTGGTCTGAAAGCTTCCTAACGGCCTCTGAATCGATTTTAACGGTACTCTTAACCTCGGTACGGTCCCGCCACTCTTTAGGGAAGCGGTTCTTCATGTTGAAAATGAACACAGTCGAGTTGAGCTTTGGGGATGATTCAAACTTAGAGTCAACGTGAGTGATGTGAGCGTTACCCATCTTCTCCCACCAGTTGCGGTTCTTAGCGAAGCCTAGTCTTTTGGCCTCGGAAAAGGTGACATGGTGCTTCTCCCATTCGTATAGTGTATCTTCACAAACGCCTATTTCACCAGCAAAGGATAGGTAACTTAACCCTGATGCCATGTGATCAATTAGCTGTTCATCGTATTCGGGCCGGTACTTTGAAGGTCTGCCGTTTTTAGACATGTTTAGTCCCCTTAGGGTGAGGGATGATTGCAACTTCTAAGATGCGTCCTTGCAAACGAATTAGGTCAACCATTGCTTGAGCTTGATCAGGGGTTAGGTCTAGTGAGATGCGAAGGCCCCCGTCAATAACGGTTCTTGCGTTGTTGAAGATTGCTTTAAAGTTGATGTGGTCACTGTCGGTGTCATTCATAACACCTTCAGGGTTCACTATGGTGCAGTATAAATCAATACAATTTATTAAACTGATTCTTAATCCACTCTAATCTTTCCTCAGGAGATTCTATTTCTTGATTGTTCTCTTCAAGAATTTCATTCTCTCTTTTCTTATTAATATGTTTATTAATATGTTGGACTGACACCCTGGTGTCACCCAAAGGTGCTCCAGATGTCACACTAAACTCATTATTTGTCACCCTAAAATCGTCTTTGAGTGACATAGCTGTGTCACCCAAGAGCAGCGTGTAAATTGATGATTGACGATGCCTTCTTTCAACCTTTATTAAACAAAGTTCTTCTAGTTTTTTAATGTGACGCAGGACCGTTCGTTCTGATTTTCCGGTCATAGTTGCAAGTGTTTCTATCGACGGATAGGCGTTAGGCATGAAGTGTGAAAGCGCGAGTAAGACTTTCAATTCCTCACTAGGAATCACATCAAGATTTTGGACAATAATAGAGTACGCACTGAAGTTTCCGTTGAGTATACGGTTGGCTTTTGCTAGGGTGTTTTTCATATCAAGTTAAACCTGTTTAATCAAAAAGATTGCGGAAAGTACACCCCAATTTACCCGATTGAACAGGTTTTTTAATATCTAAGTATATAAATTAAACTTATTAAGTATTATCAGTTTAACTAATGCGACATTAATTAATGAATATGGTTAATTGGCTTTATTGAGAAGTAGCTCAGAGGTAGAGCGTTCGGCTGTTAACCGAAATGTCGTAGGTTCGACCCCTACCTTCTCAGCCAACTTAATAGAAAGTAACCCCTATGGCTAGATTTAATGACGCACCAGTGACACCAGAAAAGATTCAACTGATTCATGATTTGCTTTCAGACCCGATTGTTGGAGAAGCATGGAAACAATACACCTCACTGACTCAGGCCCAAGTCGGAAGTTCCAATACGCTAATCAAGGCAAGATTTAAAGCTTGGCATAACTACGTTCTTTTAAGAGATCAATTTTTAGGCTTACCAACAACAAACGTACACTTTTTAAATCGATTGGAGTTTCACAAATGAATAAAAACGAACCGAAAAAAGATAAAAGCATTGGCGCCGTTTGGCAGAAACAGTCTGCTTATGGCACTTACCTTTCAATCAGTATTGAGATCGAAGGCGTAAAACATAACTTCACCGCGTTTCAAAATCAGTATAAAGAAAAAGACAATCAGCCTGATTACCGAATTATGCCACCTCGCAGGCCAGAAGAAGGCATGAAGGTAACCACTAAGTACGAAGACCAAGCTAATCTTCACAAAGCTTCTAAAGACAAGTATGACACCAAGCTTGATGAGATCATGAAGCTAAAAGAAGCTAACTCAATGAACCTCACAGATTCGGATATTCCGTTTTAAGGTATGTTAAATGGCTTGGATTTATTTTCAGGAATTGGTGGAATTGGACTTGCCCTTGAACAATGGGTTAGAACTGTTGCCTATTGTGAACGTGAGCGATACGCACAGGGCGTTCTTTTGTCTCGAATGCAATCAGGTGAAATTGATACAGCACCAATTTGGGACGATGTTACAACCCTTAGAGGTAACATGTTGCCAAGAATTGACATCATCTTTGGAGGATTCCCTTGCCAAGACATCAGTGTTGCAGGAGCTGGTAGAGGCTTGGAAGGTGAGCGAAGTGGGCTTTTCTTTGAAATCGTCAGACTTATTAAAGAATGCCAACCTAGATTTGTTTTTCTTGAAAACGTACCTGCCATCAGAACCCGTGGAGGGGAAAGAGTGGTTAAAGAATTGGCCAAAATCGGGTATGACTGTCGATGGACAACTTTATCAGCCGCCTCAGTTGGTGCCCCTCAAAAACGTGAAAGATGGTTTTTGTTGGCCTACTCCAACAGTTTGCGGAAATTATCAAAACAAAGGCAATATGATTGGATTAGCGACAGCCATTCGAATGTGGCCGACGCCAACAACAATGGATCACATGGCACCAAAAACACCGAAGGCTTTAATGAAAGAGATGGAAGTAACCAGACCAGGACGAACATCACTAAGCAATCTTCGAGATCAAGTGACATGGGGAAAGACGTTTCAGGAAGTGAAACAGAAGTTATGGCCAACTCCGTGTGC